TCGTCGTCAAATGGTGATCCCATGACAAAATATGCGGTAGGCCCGGCGGCCGAACCGGTATACGTTTGCAATTTGGCGTATATAGATGCAGTCAGCGAAACGTTGTCCGCGAAAAAATATGCAGTAGAACCAAATGAGGCCGGCAAGTATGTGCCGCCGGTTGCGCCGGTGATAACTAATCCAACCGACTGTTGATATGCAATTTCAATCTGCTTGTCCTCGATTCGCAGATTGTTTGTAGAAACAAAGGCATTGTTTCCGAGAGTATAGAAATTTCCACCGACATACACATCACCAGAGAATCGAATGGATGGAATATCAATTTCCGGTGGAAGCATATTCTTGGCACGAACTTTTTTCGGGGTGCCTTCTGCTCCACCAGAAGCATCAGAAACGTCGTTGATGATGTATTCGTCGAGAGAAGCAACCGACGAAGCTGATCCGGATGCACCGCCGGTTAATTGCAGACCGTAATCATCGAATAACGAAAAATCGACGATCGTTCGTGATTGTCCACCCAGAGTACGGGTTCCAATACCAGGACCAGGATTAACTGATAGTGTTACTACACCATTATAGTTTCCGGCACTCATGCCGGTTTGAATTGCCAATCCACCGGAAACACCAACGTTCACATCGTAAACCTGCAATGGGTTAAGATTGTCTATGATGGTATTTGTTTTTCCGTACCAAGTCTCAAAGGTATCTGTACGTAGAAGATTTGTTATGTTGATTAGATCACCGGTTGTTGGCATCTGAATTTATCCTTCTCTGTAATCCTTCAACGGTATCTTGCAAAATACGCACCATTGATTCCAGAGTATTTATCCTGTTTTCAATATCTTTAGATTTTTGCTTGCGCTTGCGGTATGTATCAATTTCTTCTTTGTTTGTAGATAAGACAGCCCGGGACTTTATGTCCCGGACTAATCCTGTTTCGTTTTGAATAGGAATTACTTTCATTATATCACAATTGCTCTGAGGTTTTTGACAATCGGAATTACAGAACCGGTAGACGATAGCAAAACCAATTTAACCGCAAATGCTTCAAATGCGTTCGTATCTGTTGCTAAGGTATATTTCAATTCTCGATAATCCGTATCGTTATCTGATGTTTGATTGTTTACTGCCGGCAATTCAATCCAATTTAACACATCAAATGGCGTGCTGGACCCCACCGAGCGGAACTTGGCATAAACCTTAATTGAGGATAGATTTTTTTGCAAAGCATGTAAGAACACACAAAGATTTGTTCCTTCGATACCATCGGCCAACGAAACTGTTTTTGTGATGTACTTCGATGTAGATGAATCTGCCGAGTCGAGGTGCGAAGAACTTGGCGGAGTATTGTTTATCAGGTTTTCTATCAAATATACCGAAAATCTGTGCGAATCGAATACCGGAGAAACTTGTTCTGTTCCTTGGAAAGTTGCCGACGGTTTAGTTATGTCAGAATTTGGGTTTTTGGGAGCAACAGCTCCGGGTGCATCCGAACCGACAGTAATGTTGACATTAGGTGTTACATTTGTATAAGCAGGATCAGACAAGATACCGGTTTCCTTCCAGGTAATAGAGGTGCCTGGAGGTATCAATTGCTCGGTGTTGAGCCTATAGGTATGTGTGTATATTGCTGTTCCATATGCAGAAGTAGTTTTATTGGAGAAATTTAGAGAACCGGAGGTTTCAAACGAGCATCGATGTAGGGTAAACGCTAGGTCTTCCAGATTTGTTGATTCATACGAACCGTCTGACCGCGGTTTGAACAGTGTTCCGGTGTATACATCTTTCGATATTCTTTGATTACTTTGCCCAATTGGCTCTGCTCCGATTTGCCCGGTAAACAACTCGTAGTTGTTGCTCGAAGAAAGAACGCATATTGCGTATTCCCCCGGAGGCAAATACACCGGCGCGCCAAAGGCAAATTCGGTAGATGCTGTTCCATCTACGGAAGTATTTACCGCAGAAGGATAAACGTAAACTTCGGTAAAAGGTATAATCTTCGAAGGATGTGGATATCCGTTAATTGCTGGGCGTAATTGAACAACAACCGGAACTTGTATCTGACTTTCTTTATTCTTGAAATACAAATTCAATTTCTTGACGAACAGACCAGATGGATATACGGATGAATCTACCCGGAATGTTTGAGCAATAGGATCATAAGAACCAAAAATATCAGATCCATTTCTGATAGTATTTCGGGTAAAAATGTTACTGATTATTTCTTCGGAGCGAACGTTTTCGCGTTTAGTTATCGATGGGCGAGTAGAAACAATAGTGTCGTCGCGATCTTGCAGCAAACCAACTGCATTGTATACGGCCTCGGCCGCAGTAGTCGTAGACTGCAAATTGTTCGTACTGGAATCTGTTAATCGAAGTAATCTTTGGCCCGTACGGAATATTCCGGAAGGTAATTCGAATTGCATCCCGGTGATCTTTCCATACGAATCTGTTGTCAAGTTGTTTCCAGTACAGTAAGATGTCACGTCCGTACCATCGAAAAATGCATACAAACGAGTGTTGGGTTTTAACCCTTCGGCGTTTACGGTAATTGTACGAGAACGCATGTATGGTATAACATTCTTCGATACCACACGATTGATGAACGTTGAACGTATGGATTGTGGAACAGAACGATTAGGAATATTGCTAATCGAACTGAATCCCAACAATGAAGTTTCTCTCTCTATTCCAGTTTGATTTTGTTTTTCGTAATTATCGGTTAACTGAATTCCGTTCCAGTTAGATTCCCAGTCGTTCCATTGCGTTCCGAATCCATGACCGCTCATTCCGGCAGCCCATGCGTCATTTTCTCCGTCGATATTGATCTTAACAATAGGATCGGTTGCGGTGTCATACCAAAAATCAGATGACGGATTTAGCGTCAAAGAGCCTAGATAATTGAAAATTCCCAGAGGGTTGATCTTGACTGACGCAGACACAAGAGGTTGATTAATATACGGAACTGTGGTGTAATTGGTAGTGTATATTCCATTGGAAGAAGTTACACCAGAAACTATATCTGTGCTACCTTTTTCGAGCATCCTGTTTGCAAAACGTGGGCGCAAAGTGGTATTTTCGAAATCCACGGAAGAATTGTAGTATGGATTCTTAACATCGCCAATGTTATGCCCACGGAAAGTATCGACCAAAATTCCTAATTTAGGAATCTGCAAACCTTCGCTGTCCAAAATATCAGTATTCTTTGCGTCTTGTTCCAGTATGCCCAGACTTGTATAGTATTCAACTGCATCGATACGTTTCTCTAACTTACCTATATCCCGCATGGTATAGCGTTTATTCTCGATATAGCGGGTAGTTACGTCGGATTCGTCAAATGTGTACGGCTTGTATGATAGAACATACAAAGTCATGGCATCTGGGTCGTCCGCCGGTGGAATTGGGTTCAAATCTGGAACACCATGAATGATCTTGAAGTTTCTATCTCTGGTCAAAACAATCTTATCGCTTCTTCCCAGATAATGAGAATAGTCGAAATTGTTGTCTGTGGCATCGGTAGGAATGAAACTTCCTGTCATATTTCCGGCAGAATCTTTGGAAGGTCTAAAGTCGAATGTATCCCGAAGTTTGTTGGTTCGACCGGAAGAATTAACATATTCTGGAATACTGTCGTAACCCAAGTAACTGTTCGAAGTTACGCCCGTATAATAAGAATTCACAATAAATGGACCGAAACCGCTATGAGAAAATCTCTCCAAATTAACCTGATATGGTCCGGTAAATCCGGTGTATCCAGAAACAGAAGGTTTCAAGATAAGGCGCGACCAATCGTAATAATTGTCTCTTTGTCCGGTATCCAAAGAAAAATACGCAGACATGTTGGTTATTCCGGCTCCCGCATTGCCAGATATTCCGTTAACCACAAAAACGTCAACGTGTTTATTCAACAACAGATAGAAATTTCCGTTTTCGTCCTGGTTAAGTGTTGGGTCGGAAAGTGTGATGGTTTCTTTGACAAGTGTTTTGTTTCTGATCGTTCCTATGGATTGTACGTTTTCCCGAGCAACAAGATAACTTGTAGTTGCTCCGGTGACGGTCAACACCAATTGAAGACTGTTGTTGCCGATTACAGAATACTGCCCGGTTAGGGAAGAACCATTCGCAGAGTACACAGTAACATCTTGACTTGGGAAGTTTCCGTTTGAAGAAAGAAAAGCAAAACTTGCATGTGTTAACGGTGCTACGGCTGTTGCACCACCAGAAAAATTGACTCGATTAAATGTGTAAACGTCGTAATCGACATCTAAAATTTCATACACTGGACCATTAGGAACATCAAAAAGCAGATTGTTGTATGCACTGTTGTATAGTGTTGCCGTAGTACCAGGGGCTACTTCAAAAATTTGCTCTCCTGGGCCTGTTTTACCTCCGAGATATACAGATTTAATATTGCCAAAGGTAGATGCGCCCGTCAACGAAATATCATACAGGTAAACTCGGTGCAATGAAGATGAACCGTCGCTATAGGAATTTCGCAAGCGCGCAGATCCAATTTGGGTATACGCGGCACTTCCTGTTGTGCTTCCGAGATAAACGATTGGGTGTGTGCTGAAATCGAACGTAGTGCCAAACGCATTTGCAGTATATCCGGTCTTCAAGACCGTATATGGACCGACGTTGCGGTTGAACAATTGATTTTTTACGGATCGACGGTGCGAACTGCCTCTTGCTTTGTCAAGAGCCAACTTCGAAACCGATTGGGTTTCAAATTCGTGCCCGAAAACATACGCCTTGCCGGAATCAAGATTTGCCACCAATTGGTCTGCCGAAAGCCCGGAAGGAGTCACAAAAAGGTCAAATGGGCGAACAGTGTAATTTCCAGATTCATCGAATGTGCGCCGAGCCAGAGTTTCCTCAATAACGGCATAATCGCTGTATATTTCTTTCTTGATGATTTCTCCATCAAGAATACGCACAAATTCTATGAAATTCTCTCTGGAGAAGTTATCTGTGGTTGCAGTAAGAGATGGAGAAAATTCATATTGCGTAATCGATAGGTCTATTTTGTAGCGATCGGCACCGGGTGCACCAAAATTGTAGGATCCAAAAGCCGGATCGGTCAACGTGCTATCTTCTGTTTCCGAAACAAATTCTTTTGAAACATTGAATCCAATTTTGGCATTTACGTCATCGAATGTTCGGTATTGATTTCCTGCACTTCCAGTCAAATTGTATGCAGCGATTTTCTGTGAATCGTGATATACGAAAAACCCATCGACATATCTAATGCCGCTATTGACACCAACCAATAAAGAATCACCCAAAGCAGAATTAGTAACTCCAGATAACCCTGCGATTGTGGCGTTCAACGTTGTCGAATTTAATGTCGCAGAGAGAATCGATCCCGAAGTAAATCCTGTTCCTCCGCTTACATAATCATAAAACAAAATACCTGAAGTATCCAGAGATGACCCTGACAATCCAGAAGAAGTGTGTAGTACGCGAGCAGAGGCACCACCGGTGATATTTGATGTAAGTATGAGATTATTGAAATCGGAAATGCTTGACGTTCCAGAGAGTCCAGTTATTCTCGCAAATTTTACCTTGGAGTCATTGATTTCTCCACCTTGCACGATACTACCGTCACGAAAAACATGGTCACCAAATCGATTAATTTGACTTTGTAGTAAAGTCTGCAATTGAGTTAATTCGCGTGCTTGAACGGCATACCCAGGGCGAAACAGAAGTTTCAAAAACTTCTTGCTTTGGGAAAAATCATCATAGTAAGGATCGATGTTGAACTGGGTTGGGTCGTACATTTATCTCTCTCTTAAAACTCTACAAGGAGTTTGATTTCTTCTTTTTGTTCGAAATTTCTCTCTACCGGGCGAATATTCTGTATATGAACAATATCGCCTACTCTGTATTTAACATCCGGAAGAGACACTATTTGAGAAATCGTCGAAAGATAACTCGACGTAGTTCCCTTTGCGTATTTGATCTGATCTCCAGTGTTGAAACTCTGAAATACATTCGTCAAGAACAAATTTCCAGAAGTGCCACCAGAAGATACTATCCAGTCTAAAACATATCCGGAAGCAGTTCCACCGTATTTTTGAACCTTTCCATCGAAGACGAAAGCAGAACTCTCAAAGGTATTTGTTCCATCATAATGAATTTTTAATTGTGTTACTTGGTCGTATATTTCCTGGTCATCTTCGATGCGTTCCTCCGTAGATATAATTCGTCCCTTAGGAGTTTCAAGGGATCGCAATTCTTTCGTAAGTTGAGAAACGTTTTCACCCAGAGAAAATTTGGCACTATTTTCTAGATATAGCACTCCAGTTGTATTCGTTCCAGGATCAGGTGCCCATCGATAAATTCTGCCTGTCGAATTGCTGCGAGGAACAGAATTTGCCGTATTTCCTACACCTACTGCGATGTACTGAGGTCTATAGTCATACCCGGACGGATCAAAGACCGTGCCGGTAGCACCAATAGGAACCAGTTTTAACCCAGTAAGTATACGCGATTCTTTTCCTGCCCGAGTTATTTTTTCGCAATCAAATATCGTAAATCCAGATATTGTCTTGTTGGGAGCGAAATCTTCGTCGGAAGCCTGATATACAATTAACTCACTGGTTCCAGTTATTCCGCTAATTCCCGGAGTCCATGAATAAACAATACCAGACGGACCCGTTGCTCCTTGAGTAATTGTTGCTCCGGCGGAAAACGATCCGGAAACACCAGCCTGATTGAAATAGATGCGATACCGAGGGTCTACTAATTCCAAATTTTTGCAGAGAGCAAACTGGCGATAATCGTTTTCTACGGTGATTCGATTGTTTTCGTCTTGACTAAAATCCGCAACAATCATAATTCCGGCGCAACCCAATTCGGATACAGGATTGAACCCGTTTCCTCCAGGATATCCAATTATAGGCACGGCATAATTTGCAAAATCCGTTGCACTTGTGTTGTAATGGGTCAATCCACTATACACATTTACTTCTGCAAATGTGTAATTGCGACCAGAATTAGAAACTTCTATGGATTCGATATATCGAGCAGAAGATCCACTAATGCTTTCGGTAGAAAACTTTACATTTAATTCGGCCGCATCATAATAGGTGTTTAGTGCGTTATTGTTGGATTGCCCGTCGCCAACTATTTCAACACGCGGAAGAATAGAAAACAAACTTGCATCACTTCCGGTGCCGCCCGTAACTGACACGTTAAGCGGATTTTTCAGAGATACTAAGGCAGTTCCGTTCGAATTGTATGTGTAGTCGGTAATTACTCTTTGCTGCCCTGCACCTAATCCATATTCTACCCGGAAAACCATTCCGTTGTAGTAATCATTTTCAGGAACAATACGCGAACCGCCCACAATAACGGTCGACGATCCTGCTGCTGTTGCTGCGATTATTGTATTTGATGGATCAGGAAACAAAACACGATCGGATATTACTTTATTAACGTATTGTTGATTTATTTCTACGTGATCGATAGAACCAGGAATTGCCGATTGCTGCACATTCCATTGTAGAAATCGTTCATCGTTATTCAGCAAAAATTCAACAAACTCAACAGGCATATATCCTTGATTGCTGTCGCTTGTTTTTGTGAGAAATTTTCTCTTAGATTCTGGAATTTGATACAAAAACTTCCAACGATATCCGTCAGAAAGAGTTCTGATCTGCGAATCGGTGTGTGTTGGAACCTGTGTGGATATTGAGGAGTAATTATTGTCGATACACTTATACACCCTAGATTCATCTACCAACACATAGAATCGAGAACGAGCATCATCATTGTATAAGTCCACATCTCCGCGATACGAATCGTATACCTGCCCTGGTCGCCAATCATAACGAGCAACGACCAGACTTACATTCGACGGTACCAATCTACGATGGGCGAAACATTGTCTCCAAAAATCTGTATCTTCTTTTGGGCAATCAATATTGATGTTCGGCACTGCATCGTTAACTTCCCCGGTTGTCGTATTTTGCCATGGTGTATTTTTTCCAATGGATAAAAACCATACATCACTATTGGAAAGTTTGAACTGATTTATCAGGTCCTGAGCTAATTTTTCCTTGAATTTTTGTCTAAATGCCGAACAAATACCCATGTGTATTCCTTAGAAATTTGGGCTCGAACCATGATCTCGGACCAAACCATTGGGGTACCTACAATTCAATTCTTCTCCGAGAGGCATACTGAAGAACGAATCAAGGGTAATTTTTCGAAATTCGCTATTTTGATCGTATCGAATCCAAGCGTATCTCGCATCACCTGTAAAACTATTTATCCAAGAAGTTCGCTGGTCCGCACTAATCTGCCATTCGAACCACTGAGTAAAATCGTCCTTCTGTGAATACTCTATTCTTGCGATTACTGGATGTGTAATTCTGGTATTAGGATGTGCATAGAC